ACCTACCATTACTCTCGTAATCTCCAACTGCTCCCCCGCTACCAGTTTCGCAAGCAATTTCCTTCCCTTCACTGTTATCATAAAACCCAGTTGTATGCCTTGATTTTGTTCTAATTCTTCCTTTTCCATATTATCACCTCTTTACAATATCAATAGTTTAATGTGGTTTTGGTCTAATCTTTTCATTACTCTAAAACGTGTTTTTTGTTCTGATATGGTAGCAATACCTCCTTCTCCTACTTTACACCAGCCATTTTCTTCACAACTGCCATCATCTATTGCAACTAATTTGCCCAATATTCCTACAGCGTCCCATTCTGGACGTTCTGAACGTGGTATATATTCTTTTGTGTTATCATATTCTGTATTAAGTTTTTGCCTTATTTCAGTATGTGCTTGTTCTATTACTATAACTTCTTTTACTTCTTCTCCCTCTTCATTTCTTGTCATAAATTCTTCTGTTCTTTCTGGAATTTCTACTTCTTCTAATATAGGTTGTCCATATATATCTGTTAAGTGCATATTTGCCCAAGTATCATCATATACATCTCCACAAACAGATGGACAAGCTGAAACAATACCTAATATGTAATCATCTTCTGGAGTAGCAATACGTATTTTCTCCCCTTCCAATGTCACAAATAATCCTGTTCTTTCTTTTTTATCCTTGTTTCCATCTAGCCATTCAAACATTTCTGCATAGTCCGCACCGCTGGATTTGAATGTACTGTTGGAATATACACCGTTTGTATTTGTTACTCTGAAGCAGTTGCTTCTTGCAGTATTACTTGTACCATTCCCTATAATAAACTTATCTGTTTCTACTGTACTTTCTTTATTCCATTTTCCTATTGCTGTTTGATACATCGCTTTTGCTATTGTATAATACCCTCCAGAATGACTGCTATTACCTATAGCTTGTGTTCTATCGCCCTCTGCATGAGAACATTCACCACTTGCAGTACTGCCGCCCTCTGCATGAGAATAATCTCCACTTGCAATACTGCCGCCCTCTGCATGAGAAGCATGTCCAGATGATTTTGAGCTAGAACCTTCAGAATGAGAAGCATTTCCTGTTGAAGTTGTTTGCCACCCTTCAGCATGTGCACAACTTCCATCTGCTGCTGTATAACTTCCTTCAGAATGAGCACACCAATTTCCTGCAAATGTTCTATCACCTTCTACATGTATACAATCAGCAATAGAATTATCAGTTGAAGTATAAAAAAATATATGATATAGGCATGAGCCTGCATAACTAGACAAAACTGTTTCGTTAACTATAATACTATTATTTTCTGTATTAATACTTTTAATTGTATATTTATCAATATCTCTGTTTATACGATTAAGTACATAAATTGGCATATTAACGCTCAATTTATTAAAATTGTCTATGTGTTTACTATATGTACTATCAAATCGAATTTCATTTGTAGAGGTATATGCAATTTTTATCCTCAAAGCATTCGCATTAGCAATACTTAATCCTCCTTCTGCGTGGGAACCTAAACCAACAGCCTCCGTACGAATACCTTCTTTGTATGAACCATTTGAATGTCTTACATCAATTACATGTACTAGGGTCTGCTGTTCCAGCACCATATTTTACTTCGCTAATTTCAGCTCTATCTATACCATTATTTACACTACCATCTTTTCTATAAGTAAATACAATTGATTTATTTGCTGCCAATTCTACAGTCAATGTTCCTGTTTGTTCTGTAGCACCGCTTGTATTTGCAAGTATTCGTGTTCCTGCTGCTGTAATGTTCAAATAATCATGTGTAGCTTCAGAAGAAACCTTCCAGCGAAATGAAATTTTGCATGCCTGTTTTGCTGTCCATGTAGATATAGCGGACGTACCATGTAATCCTGTATTATTACTTACCCACACTGTGCCATTATTTTTTGTCATGAAATCCAAAGCACCATATGTTCCAGCAGTTACACCACTATTTTTCAACGTTGTTGTTATTGTTTTATTTGCACTACCATCAAATGTTGTACTACCTGTTACATCTCCACTTAATGCAAGTGTTCTAGCTGTTTGTAATTTTGTAGCAGTAGCAGCATTGCCTGTAGTATTTCCTGTACCCCCATTTGCAATAGGTAATGTACCACTTGTAATATCATCTGTGCTATGTTTATGTTCTTTTTCTGACTTTTGGTCTAGTTTTTGTTGTACTGTTTCAGTATCTGCCTTTTTTGCTAATTCTGCTGTAATGGTTTCAGTGTCGGCTTTTTTGTTCAATTCTTCTTGCATGGTTTCAGTGTCTGCCTTTTGGTCTAGTTTTTGTTGTACTGTTTCAGTATCTGCTTTTTTGGCTAATTCTACTTGTATGGTTTCATTATCTGCTTTTTGGTCTAATTCTGCCTGCATTGTTTCCATATCCGCTTTTTTATTCAATTCTTCCTGCATGGTTTCAGCGTCAGCTTTTTTAGCTAGTTCCTCTGCAACGGTTTCTTTATCTACCTTTTTATCTAATTCCAAAGCAATATTAGCACCATCTATTTGTTGTTGTAATAGTTCTTCTATTTCTTCCTTATCTACTTTTTTATCTAGCTCTGTTTGTACATCTTCTTTATCTGCTTTTACTGCTAATTCTGTTATCATTGCTTCTTTGTCCGCTTTTTCTGATAGTTTTTGAAGCATTTCCATTTCATTGGCTTTTTGGTCTAATGCCTGCTGCATTGTTTCAATGTCTGCTTTTTGATTTAGTGCTTGTTCTACTGTTTCGGCATTTGCCTTTTTTGCTAATTCTTGCTGTACTGTTTCAGTATCTGCCTTTTTTCTTAGTTCTATTTGAATAGTTTCATTATCAGCTTTTTGATTTAATGCTATTTCCACATCTTGAGCATTTGCCTTTTTGGCAAGCTCCTCCGTTACTGTTTCTTTGTCAGCTTTCTTATCCAATTCTGCAAATACACTACTTTCACTTTCCGCTAAAATACCTTCCAAATAAGGCAAAGCCTCTATTTCTACAAACTCTTTCATTCTTTGTTCTGTTACAAATGCCAATGCAGCATATGCAATATTTACTTTTATATCATCTGTTACTAAAATACTTACTGGATATTTTTTAATATTCACTTTTCCATTTTCATAGGCTTCTACATATTGCGGATATTCTCCCAATGAAGCATAATACAACAATATTTCATTTTCTCCATCTCTAGCAAACACACCAAATTCTTTCAGCCAAAATCCTTCTTGCAATCCCCCATTTAAGTCATTTCTATACTCTACAATAAAAGAAATCACTCCATTTTTTACAACGGGTATGCTAGAAGTAGCTTGTGTTACTGGCTCTATCAAATCTGTAAAGTGTTCTGGAGATTGTCCTTGTTGCAATTCTCCCTTTCCCACCATTACCCTCGTAATATTTAATTCTCCTGTTATTACCAACTCTGCAAGTAATTTTTTACCTGCTTGTGTAATTACAAATCCTCTTGACAATATTCACCACTCCTTTCTTAATTAGTGAGTATATTTGACGTTTATGAAAGTTGCGACCAAGTGTTGACGAAGTAACACAGGAGCAACTGTAATGTCAAAATACGAACGGTTTTTCATACGAAGTATGAAAAAAATTTCTACTTTAAGTGAGTATATTTGACGTTTATGAAAGTTGCGACCAAGTGTTGACGAAGTAACATAGGAGCAACTGTAATGTCAAAATACGAACGGTTTTTCATGCAAAGCATGAAAAAAATTTCCACTTTAGTGAGTATATTTGACGCTTATGAAAGTTGCGACCAAGTGTTGACAAAGTAACACAGAAGCAACTATAATGTCAAAATACGAACGGTTTTTCATGCAAAGTATGAAAAAAATTTCCACTTTAGTGAGTATATTTGACGTTTATGGAAGTTGCGACCAAGTGTTGACGAAGTAACACAGGAGCAACTGCAATGTCAAAATACGAACGGTTTTTCATACGAAGTATGAAAAAAATCACCTCAATTACATTTCAGACAATGTTGTTTGTTCTATATCACACCAATCTGCTACTACATTCATTACTGCACTTGTTTTAAATTCCAACTCTGGCAATGTGGTTTGCAATATATTTTGAAATACACCACCTATATGTACTGTTATAGGGAATTGATAATTATATTCCATTTCCGATAGTATTGTTTCAGATATAGGCCTGAACACAGTACCACCTATATACACTGTTTTTTCTGGCATAGGTAATTGCAATATACTTTTTGCTTCTAATATCAAATGTGCTGGTTTATATTTTTCAATAGTTTGATAAACATTTTTCCATTGTTCTTCTAATATTTGACCATACAGTTCTACACAAAATGTATTTTTTGCAGTTCTTTCTAATACAGAAACTTTTTCTAATGAAAACAGAAACATCAATATTTGTTCTAATCTTTTGGGGTTCATAGGTGCCCTTGTTCTTACAGCAAGCAATATTTTTTGTCTTCTTTGTTCTATACTAATATTAGGGTGTATAGGCAGACCATATTCTTCTTCCCAATAATCTAATGCCCATGTTGCTGTTTGAGGCAATATTTGTGCTATTGTTTCATTTACCCATTTTACAAATAAATCTCCCTGTACTCCCATTGCTTCCATTATATACAGTGCTGTTTTAGCTTTATGATATACTGGTGTGATGTAGTCCAATCCATCTATTGCTGTTTTACTTGTCAATATTTGCTGTATGTCCTCACTTGTGTATTTCATAATAATGTCACGTCCTTCTGTTCTGTAACAGCAACACAATATTCTGCAATATCAATATTTACCACACCATCATTTATTTTTAATTGTTGATAATCCCACACCCCTTCTGTATTAATCAGCACTGCTCCCACTTCTGCATATTTTACTTCTGTATGTGCTTCTTCTGTTTTAAAATATTCTCTCAAATTTTTTAGAAATGTCTGTTTGACTTGTTCCTCATCATATCCTTGTTCCAATTCTACAATTGCACTTACTTGTATCGTAATAGGTTCTGCTGGTATCACATTCAAATAGGCATTGATAGGAGCAAGCCTTTCATACCAACTATCATATCTCATAATATGATTTTCTACTTCCTCACAAACAGACTGCTGTACTGGCATACCATCACTGTCTGTCAGTACAATTGTAACAATTCCTGTATCATCTTTTGCTGATATGACATGAGCAGCTCCTACTCCTGCTACTTCTAACGCCCAGCGTCTATAGTCTGCTGGAGAACCTACAAAAGAATTACCTAATGAAGCATCAAAATCCGCTATTCTTTGTCTAAAGCTATCTTCTGTTTCTTGCTCATATCCTCCATATGCTTTTTCTTTATTGACTACAGAAACAATACCTTTCATAGGTTTTACCATAAGTAATATCGTTTCTGCTGCAACATTTCCTTTTTTCCCTGCCTCTGTACAAACACATTCCACTTCTGCAATACCTGTTTCTGCTATTTCACATTCCTCTACTGTATAAAATACAATGCCACTTTTTTCTGGTGTAGAAACAGTAGAAAATGTAAAGCCTTTGGGTATTTTTGTACTCATAATCCCTTTAATGGTAAGCATTGCTTTTGCATAACTAGCTTGTTTCAAAAACAAATTTCTATTTTCTCCGTGTCCCAGCAATATATCACCATAGGAATACTTTGGTACAATATTTTTTATTGCTTCTACTAATGTAAACTCTATTGCTCTAGAAAATGCTATTGCAACAGGATAAAACAAATCACATACCCAGCCATTTTCTTCTTTACTGATATTATCTGGCAGTTTTTGAAGCATTTCAGAAAGTATTTTTTCTGTACTGTAATTCTGTAAAAACTCTGGTATTACAAATGGCATTTCTTTCTCCCCCTTTCTTTTTAAAATAAAAAACGCCCTAAAAAGAGCGTTTTAGTATTATTTGCTTAATTTATAAAGAGCGTATTGATTTAATGATACTCCTTCTTTTTCTGCTTCCATTGCTAATTTAAAGTGTAATGACTTTGGCAATCGAATAACAAATTTTCCACTATAATTTTCTGTTTGAATAGGTTCAGGTACATCAAAACCATTTTCTAACTTTGTTTCAATATAGCCTTCCATTGCTTCCTGCAAATCTTCCCATACCTCTTTATAGCTGTCACCTGTACTTTGACAACCGTCTAATTCTAATATTTTACCATAATAATAACTACCACTTTCATCGTTAATATGCTGAATAATAAAATTATAAGGTAAATTTTTATAATATTCTACTATTTTTTGTGCTTCTATATCTCTAATATTACTTGGTTGATTTTTTATTTTTGAAATGTTTTTTTCGATGTATGTCATTTTTTCACCTCCTATATATAGTATTATATACAGTATCATATATCAAGAGATGTTTTTAAAAATCATTATCTGGAAACACCTAGTTTTTCTATTAATGCCTCTTGTGCTACTTTTGAAACATTAATATGTGCTTTTTCTGCTTCTACATTTAACCAATTAGGTAATGTAATATTTCTTCTGACTGCTTTATTATCCACTTTTTTACGATATTCTGTAATATCAACATCTACTAAAGAAACATAACTTTTTCCCTCTTGTACAAATGTACCATTTTTTATATTAACATCAAATAAATTTGTTGGATTTGGTATTTCTATTTTGTCATATTCTAACGATATTATTTTTAATGCTATAGCATCTCTTGCCATATCTATTGCATTTGTAATATTTTCCCCTTCTGTTAAAATTTCTAAATCAGGTACTTCTACTAATATAACATATTCAGATTGTGTAAAAATCACAGGATATACTACTTTCATATTATTTCACTCCTTCTTGTGCATACTATCTATATAATAGGAAATATAGAAATTTTACAATCCCCATTTTTTTAATATTGCTTTTGCTAGTTTTTCATTGATTTCTTTATGTCTTGGAATAGTTTCTTTTTCTTTTCCTCTTGCATAAATATCATGACTACCTCCATGTCTTTCAAATTGGAAACCAATACTTTCTAGCTTTTTTACTAACTCTTTCTGCTTCATAGTTTCCTCCCTTCCATAGTTATATTATACACATAATATACACATTTATCAATTGTAATATACACATTTTTAACGTATCAAAAACGCTGTTAATTTTTTATCTTCTACCCACAAGCCATTTACCCAAAATGTAAGCTCTACACCATCTGTTTGCCATACAAATGTAAAATCATACACTCTTTTTGTTCTCTGATAAGGGTCAGCTAAAAGTGCTTCTGTTACTGTTTTTTCGATATAACTTTGTTGTGCTTTTCTATCCTCTTGAGCAAATGCTTCTTCCATTTCTACACCAGTTTGAGAGGAATAAGCAAAAAACGCCCATCTTTGTGTTAACACTGTTTTTAAACACCACTGTACCCAAGTATCATAGGGTGTTGCTGTTTTGATTTCTCCATTACTATCCAGTGCAATATCTCCTTTTTCAAAATCAAAATATATACTTTGTTTTGTTCTATTTTGTTTTTTGGTATCACTTTCTATTACTTTGGGTACAGCAAATGTAGGAAATAAATTAGTCACATTCCAGCACCACCTTTGCATTGAGTATCAAATCAATTACAATGGCATCTACTCCTACCCACGCTACAAGTACTCTGTCTCCTGGTTTTATCCATCTCATTTTATCGGGTAAATACACATCGTGATAATGTATTCCTGTACTACAAACACTATGATTATGTTTTCCTTTGGCATTATGTTCGTGGTCTGGGAATGTATCTGGTGGCTTGTGTAAATATTTCTCTCCTTCCTGCCAGCCTTTTTCACTCCAATCTTCTTCTTCCCAGCCTTCTACAACAGGGTCTTCTCCCTGCCACCACGTCATTGTCATAGGCTTTGCTGGGTTCCAGCTCACACTTCTGCATATAGAATAATCCTCTATTGGTATAGGAATGGGATAGGTATTTGTTAAAAGACTGTAATCCTCTTGTATCACACCAAAATCTAATATCAAAGGGCTTTTTGTACCGTTTTGCACTTCTTGCCTTATTACACTTCCCAAATGTTGAAATCCTTTCATATTCTTTCCAACTCCAGCTCCATTGTTTTTGAAAAACCGTCATGTGTTACTCCTTCTACTATAAAATATCCTGATAAATTACCAGCTACTAGCTTTATTTTGTCGCCTTTTCTCATTATAGGTACATCTATTGTAGATATAGAAATACTTTCTTCTGGTTTTCCTTTTTCTTTTAATATATTTTGTGCTTCTTTTTCTGCATCTTCTAATGTTTTGTTACTGTCTTTTGTAATAATTTCTTGTAATACACCATATTCTAAGCCACCATTTACCGTTTTTAATAAAGGAGGTCTTTTGTCTTCCTCAGACTTTCCATATACTAACACTTTTGTAACCAATCCTTGTAATGTCAAGCGGTCTGTAGTACTTTCTACATTTTTGCCGTGAAAATAGTAAATATCTGTATTACTGCCTTTTTTTCTAATAATGAGTGTGTCTTTTTCAAAAAGCATAACATATTTACTGTTTAGTTTTGTTTGTGCTTCATCTAGCACTGTTGTTAATTGCCTGCTGATTTCCATATCTTTTAAAGGCGTCTTTCCATGCGTCCAGCTTTCCCATTCATACTGCACAGTAATACCCCATTCTTTACAAATATCTTCTACTAAAAACTGTGTACTTTTTCCACTAGAATAGTATGTATTGCCTTTGCTTTGTGTCAAATATATCATTTTATCATATGCTGTAAATGACAGTTCTTTTTCTAATGCACTGGTGTAACTCCAATCCCATACAATTCCTCTGAAATACTCTTGTTTATTTACAAAAATTACTATTTGCGTACAAAGTTCTATCAAATCACTGATATATCCTTTGTCTATTTTGATATTTGCTAGTTTGATTTCTGCCTTTTGTGCAATGCTATCTTTTTCCTCTCCCCATGTTAATGAAGTACATAGTCCTGTCAAATCCATTACTTCCCCAGAAGAAAAAAATGCTTTTATACTGTATTTCAGTTTTGTAATATCTACTTCTGCCATAATTATCACATCCTTATACAGGAAGCAGTAACACTTGCCCTACACTAATTTTATTTGGATTTGAAATATTGTTTAATGTTGCAATTTCTTGGTATCTGTTTCCTGCTCCTAATTTTGATTGTGCAATATCCCATAAACAATCTCCTTTTTTGACAGTATAAGAAGTATCTGACTTTTTTTCTGGTCTTTGCTGTTGTTGTGGTGTGACTGCTTTTGTTGTGCCTTCTTCGTTGTCGCCTTCATTTCCTTCTGTACAAACTTTTAACTCTTTAGCATGAATAAATGAAATGTCACAGTCATAATCTCCAAATCCTCCTGCATAGGTCATAGTATAACTTTCTAAATATACCTCATGATTGACAGGTGTTTCTGTAATCAGTAACCTGCATTTTATTCCTCTATTTCTTAAAAAAGAAAACCACGACTGCACCTTTAAAGGGTCGCCGTGGCTAACAATAATGTAGGGATTTTGATAACTTCCATTTTCCTTTTTGACTTGTCTTTTTTCACCTGGTATTTTGCAGCTCCACGATATTCTTGTTAAATCCTCTCCTAGTGGCTGCATCACCTCACCAATATTCATAATATCATAACTTTGAAATCTTGTAGCACAATCTACTTTTATTTCTTCTGGCAGCATAGGAAATGTCATAAAATTCCCTGTGTCGCACTCTGTTAATATGATTTTCATTTCACCACCTCACAAAAAACACCTGTCCTTGTAAACACTGTAAGCAAATTTAATATTCTAATGCTTTTTTCAATTCTTCGTTTTCTTCACAAACTCTCACAAAGGCATCTGCATAACTTAGTGCAGTATCTGACTTCATCAATTCCTGTATTCTTTGTTCTGCCTGTTGTTTTTTGCTACCTGCACCTGCTCTACTACTGCCATATTCTTTAAATATACCACTTGCTTGTGTCATTTCTACCATTTCATCTAACATAGCAATATAGTCATTGTATGCCTGTTCATTAGACTTTTTTAAATCATATAGTTTTGCTGACAACTCCTCTGTATTTTTGCCAATTACTTCATATTGTTTTGCAATATTTTCAAACTCTTTTAATTCAAGTGATTTTTTTAATTCTTCCAGTTCTTGTTTTGCTGTTTCAGCTTCTTTAAGTGCCTTTTTGACTTCTGGGTGAAGTGTTTGTTGTATTTTTACTGTTTGTATTTCTGGTTCATATTTCTTTTTTAATTTTTCATAAATTTCACTGTCGCATTCATTCATTTTGTTAATATCCATAGTTTCCTCCTGTTTTTGTTCCTCTTTTGCAAAATCATATACAGTACTATAAAATTCATTTACACTCTTTTGTAATAATTCCTCTTTTTGTTCTGCTGTTTTGCTTTCATCTTTCAGCACACTTATTAAAGAAGTTTCCATAGCTTTTTTAATTTTTTGCTCTTGTGTTTGTTGTTCCTGCATAGAAACACCTAATGCCTTACAAATGTCCTCCACAGTAATATTTAGTTCCTTACATACATTTTGAATAATACTTGTTTTTAAATCTGACACTGTATTCTCCTCCTCTATACTTTTTTTCAAACAAATGAATGCTCTTTGATTTGCTCCTTGTTTGCATAAATCCACACTGTTTACAGATACATTTTTCAATTTTTTTGCCATACTTCACACTCCTTTTAGACATAAAAAAAGCACATGCTATAAAACAAGTGCTTTACAAAATATATTTTATTGTGTTATACTTTACTTACAAAGGAGGTAACCGCCAGCCTTTGCCACAAGGTGGAAGGTGGTTAGTCTCGGTTTGGTGTTTCAACTACCCAAAGCGTGTGAGGCTATAATGGGTAGTTTTTTTATTACTTTCTTTTATCCATCAAAATAACAATGATGAGAGAAAGCAACGCAATTAGAGTGTTAAACATATTTAACATCAGTTCAGTTGATGTAAGCATTAAAAACAATACTTCATATGTACTCATAGCATCGCCTCCTTCCTTTGTATAAGGAGGCTAACTACCCTATTTCGGTTACCTTATATTTATATTATCACATCAATTTTCATATTTCAACAAAACATTCTAAAAAGCTCCTTGCTTGTACTGCCTTATTTACATTTTCTACCTGTGCTGTGCCTTCTATAGAAAACATATTGTATTCGCCTTTTTTGATTTTATGCCAAGTACTGTCATCTGTTATCTGAAAACCTACCCACCAACCACAAGGCAAGCTATTCTCTGGAAGCCCTAACGCCTGTATCTTTTCTTTTGTAAATACAATACTTTCAATCATTTTGCCTTTTTTACGTAATGCAGGATTGTGTCTTTCTCCTGTATCTCTAAATTTTAGCACATAGTCATAGGCAGTTCTTTCCAGTTCTTCCCCTGTAATACTGTCGCCTTGATAGTCTTCAATACTATTCCCTTGTTCATCTTCAGCGACATTTGCCCAGCCAAATACCTGCTTTTTGTCCTCAACAGACTTTTTTAATTCAAAGTTCATTTCATCACTTCCTTTTTATTTCAAATAAGCAATAAAAAAACGCCCTAAGGCGTTAAGGTACAATATTACCAATCATCATCGTCATCATCTATGCCCCAATAATAAAAATATCTTTTTTATTTTTGACGCATTTTTTTAATACATCTACAAAATCGTTGTAACTATTATCTCCTATTTCAAATTCTTCTTCTCCACAAGGGTCAACTCCAAATAATTGTTCATATTGTTCTACTAAATCTTCTAGTTCTTTTGTCATTTTTCCATAATACATTATTTTAATCCCCTTTCAAATTCTTTTAATATAACATTAACTTGTTCTGTTATATTTGGAAAAATGCTATTAGCTACTATCCATACATCTTTATTTTGCATATATATCATTCCACCGTAATTTGCCCATGTCTCTTTCTCTACTCTAAAGGGTTTATTCCAATAATCTGGGTCAGGATGTATATAACCTAATTTTATCTTTCCTTTTGACATACCATTTAATATATCAGAAATTCCTCTGTAAGGTTCTTTTACTTCTTTCTCTCATAATTTATTAAGATTTTTTTTATTTGGCTTACAAAATCCAGGTATATCCTCAGCTATTTTATAGTTGAATTTTCCTAAAGCCTCACGTGTTTTTGTAGTTACTTTTTCATAATGTTTTAATAAAATATCATTTTTTCTCCATTCCTCTTCCTCTATTTTATTTTCAAAAATAAGAAACATAAATTGAAAGTCATTTTCCGTAGCAAGTAATTTTTGAATTAAAATTTTTGTTAATTCCATTAGTTATAACTCCTTTATGAATTTATACAATTCATTATCTTTTAGTTTTAAATGTTGCAGATTTATTATAAATTCTTTATATCCTTCACTAAAATAATCACCTAAACACAAAGTATTTAAAGTTCCTGCTTTACTATCAAATCTTCCTTTTCCATTTAAATCTGTTTCATATAAACGACCTTGATATTCTGATATAAATTTAGAGTTTTCTAATCTATAAATAGGAATATTAAATGTTTCGTCATCATAAATAATATCACCAATTCCTATATTTTCTAGTCCATTATTTAAAACTCTAATATATTCAAAATTTTTGTGTAATTTAAGTTTTGTTTCTAGTGCATGAGCAAACTCATGAATAACTTCTCCTTTTTCAGGATTTAGCGAAATATACATAATTCTTTTTTCTCTATCATAGCAAGAATTCCTTCCTTTTTCAACTACTATTTCTTTTACATAATCTTTTAATATTTTTTGATGTGTTTCAGGAATTAACGCTAAATCATTTTTGATAATATCTATTGTTTTTTTAGGAATGTTTTCTATATTCTTTATTCTTATAAAATTAGGATTATTAATATCATCAATATATGTTTTGATTGGTGCTTCTTCTGGTTCTGAAATTTCTTCATACTCCACAGCACACCTACAACTTGTATGAAAAGGTGGGAAAAGCACATCGCCCCATTGTGTTTTAAAATACTCATTTTGGTTTACTTCCTGTCCTTCTACTTCTCTACAGCCTTTACAAACTCTATTATAAGCAATAAAAAAACGCCCTAAGGCGTTAAGGTACAGTTTTTATTTTTGATGTGCTAAGTCAACTAATTTTATAACTCCACCTGATTTTGTTTCATCTCCTGTTTCAATTGCTTCTTTGATTTTCTGCTTATAGTCATCAATACTGCTATAAAAATCATAATGATATGGTGGAAATTCATTTGTAGGAAATATTTCTTTCCATTGTTCTTTTAACTCTCGCAAGTCTATATCATTCTTTAAAATACTAAAAAGAGGTGTTTTACGAGGTCTATAAAATGATGTTTTACGAGGTTCTCTCATTTCTTTCATGCTATCAGCTCCTTATAAGCTTCATATACTTCTTTTAAAATGCTGGTGCACTCCATTTTACTTTCACAATTTAATACATCAATCGCTGATAAATTAGCAAATATTTCCCTATACACATTTTCAGTATTTTTCCAATATCTTTCTTTATGCTTCCCATTCAAGATACCATTCATTTTACCTTTACTTAATGCACTAAATATATCTGAAAATCCTATATCATCAAAATATTTGCCGTCTTCTTTAAACCATTCTTTTATTTCTTTTTCATAATTATATATGATTTTGCTTGTATTTTCAACGGATTTTATAAATTTTTCATTTTCCCAGCTTCTATATAATAACTCATCCATTCTATGAGATAGTTCATGAGCTTGTACAATGTTCATATCGTATAAATCATAATTGGGTGCATTGGGGTTATATTTTATCAAGTCTAAATCCTTATCATAAGCAAATGCTGAACCTAATTTTTTATCTAACTGATATTCTGTAGTTTGATGAAGGAATTTCATATTTTTGTTAAATTCATTATCTTCACTTTCTTGAAGTATTTGTGTAAATTCATCATGTGATGCTTTTATTTTAGGGTCGTTGATTTCTGGTGCTTCTAATGTTTCCGTAACTTCTTCATACTCCACAGCACATCTACAACTTGTATGAAAAGGTGGGAAAAGCACATCGCCCCATTGTGTTTTAAAATACTCATTTTGGTTTGCTTCCTGTCCTTCTACTTCTCTACAGCCTTTACAAACTCTACCATCACCTGCAGTAATGACATACTTTTTCACTTTTCCCATCAATCCATCTTTTTGAGCCTGTTTGATGCTGTAATATTCTCCTGCGTTATATGCTCCTGCAAGTTCTGTTCTAGCGATAGTCATAGCCCTATATTCTTTTTGCTTTTTGGCATATTGCTTTGCCTTTTCTAATGCTTTTTGCTCTGCTGTCTGCTCTTTCATTTTAGTGTGGTTCTCTAATAGATTTTGTTTAATACTGTTATAGTAATTTACATTTGCTGTGACTTGTCCTTTATGTAATCCTATCATTGGCTTTAACAAATCCGCTGTACCTTCTGTAGTGATACCTAGTGTTTCTGCTCTGTCAATAACCAGTTTTATCGCTTCTTTTTGTGTTTTTGTCAGCTGTACTATCTGCTCTGCACAACTTTTTTCTATCCACTTTTTGGTTTCGTGGTATTTTATATCAAAAGAAAAAGAAGATTGCCTTTCGGTAATCTTCTTAACTATTTTTTCTGCTCCTTTTTCCATAGCAGTCTGTTTTTTTGTAAACATTTTTCCCAACACAAATATAGTAGTGCTTTGTAGTAATTGCTTTTCTATTTCATTTGTCACTTTCCCTTTTTTTACCATTTCTATGTACTGTTGTGCTGTAATCTCTCTTTGCTGATTGTCCCATAATTCTATGAAATATTGCTCTAGTTCTGGTTGTTCTTCTTCTAATGTTTCCCTTAATTCTTTTATTGCTTCAGGGTAGTTGTTGTGTTCTTTTTTGACTTCATTGTAAAACTGCATCATTCATTATCCTCCATTTTCTTCCTCTTTAGGAGGATAGGCAACTCCTTCTAATGCCTCAGGCAAACCACCCATTTCTCTTATTTTTCTTTCCAGATTTTGGTCTAATGTTAAAAGTCCCACATTTGCCATTTTTACAATATAATCTGCAAACTGTGTCAAATCCTGTTTTTCAATATCACCATGTATCAGTTTTGGCATATCGCTTATATTTTTAAAATGACTTTGATTGACTTTTATCAGCTTTGGTATTGCCTGTGTATTTATTGTTTGGCATATAATATCCAAATAAGTACCTATTGCTACCGCAAAAAGCCTTGTTTTATCGCTGGAAAGTGCAAAACTTCCTGTTTGTTGATGTCCCAAAAGCACAAAATCAGCCATACAAGTCATAGCCATTCTGTTGTCTATTCTTTCTATAATATTGCCTATTTCGAACT